CGCCTAAATTCTACGTAAGCGTTAGTTTGATTTGAGCTGATATTTTTCGGTTTATATTTCACGTCACCAAACAATACGGCCCAAGCGTTTTGCCCAGTCCCCGCGGTCTTTTTGATCCATTTCACCGCTCCGTTCTTCGCGGTCGTGTCGATGTACGTCGTCCCGATCTCCGCGTTCAGATTGTACGGGAATCCTTGGCCCTTGAGCTCTGTCGCGACGTTTTGATTCGTCGGAGTGTCTGATCCTCGATTGATAGCCTCGAGATCCTTCTTTGTAGCAAGCTGTGTCACGTCCGGAAGTTTCGACTTGGTGATGAAGGGATCGCCACCGTTAGCGAGCTTGGTATCAATCAACGCGTCAAGTCCGAGCTCTAAATGCTTCTCCTTGATATTTGTCGTCATTTGATTTTGAAGCGTCGCATACGTTGGAAAGAGCTCATACGCTCTCGCGGTCGTCAATGCTGACGCTTGCTTGCCTTGGATGTCTCCAATATCGCGCCCGATCTCTTGGATTGCTTGTTTTAATTTTTCCATCTAGCGCCTCCTTTTAGAGACTGTTTTTCGCCGTGGTATAAATCTGTACGAAGTCAGTAGTTTCAAGATCTGTGAATTTTTGCCCGAGCTCTGTCATTTTAGACACGATTGCGCTGTCCGAGCTTCCGCCCGCTTGGATCTTCTCGGCGATCTCCTTCAAAGTGTCGAGCTCTTCCGGAACGCCTTCGCCCAGAATAGCTGTCTTCACGCCTTGGATCGCGGTATCAAGTTGTTGTTGTGTGATCCCACCTTGCCCGATCTCGCTCTTGTCGGCTTTGCTTGCTAGCGTGGTATTGATTCTTTTTACGTCAGCACCTATTTCCCGGACTAAAGATTTCAAATTCTCTGTGTTTAAGCTCATTTTTTCTCCTTTTATATTTTAGCTAAATTATATAGAGTCGTCAGATCCGGGAATTCTTCCACGATCCCACTCTCTTTGTGCGCTTCAATGAATTTTCCGATCTCTTCCTTAACGTCATTCTTGACGAGCGCTAGAACTTGCTCGCTTGTGTATTCGTCCGCGGACTGGATCACGTCAACGCGAACGTTTTGATCGCTTGGGAAAACGTACCCACCGCATGACACCTCCACGAGATAGCTCTCGACTGGAAGAACTTTCGAAATTCGAAACATGACTTTTGAATTCGTGACAACGCCATTGAAAACAGCCTTACCTTTAGACGACGCGAGCGTGATTGTTGCATTTTCGCCCTCTAGCTCGACCGGCTTCCAATACTCGTCTAGCAATTCAAAACCAAAAAGGGACGCGGAATCGCCTTGTTTAACGACCCGACCGCCCTCGATCTGCCTTAAATTTGTAGAGTTTAATCTATTCATTTAGGCCTCCTCTTTTGTTACATATCCACGCAATCGTCGAGATACTTATCTTCTACCCATTGCGCGCTGTCTGGATGGTTGATTCGTGCCCATCCGTTCAATTTCTCATAGACGCGGACACGAGTCCCGGCCGGTAAGAATTCCTTGTCTTGGCTATCAATACGTGGCCCGGCTTCGACGTAATAGTCAGTCGTGAGCGCGCCTTCATAATATGGCTTGTCTGACTTATTCAAACGTGTATTCACGTCAAGCTCGCGTTCGAATTCGCTTCGTACTGGTGCGGGTGCGGGTGTTCCACTCTCGCGGAAGACGATCTCGCGAGGGCGTCCGTTGAGATCCCATATATAGTTGTAATCATTTTCGCTCACGCCGTCCATACCGTAATTACAATGGATAGCGGTATTTTCTCCGGTCATAATTAAGATATGGCCGAATGATCCGAGAGAGCTTGATCCGTCTCGCGGAGCCCAGATCACCACGTCCCCACGACGAGCGTCGAAAATGCCATCAACCGCGTCGAAAATCTTCGGATATCCGATTGTTGGAAGCACTTGTTGAAGCGTCTCTGTGTTGTTGTTTAAGTTGATCTCGAGCGCGTATGATACAGCGGACGAGCAATCAAACTCGATTCGTCCGTCTCCGTCTGCGTCGTTCCCGTTGCGATCTCCCATGTCATAATGGACCGGGATCGCTTGCAAGTGGCGCATACGAGCAATACTTGATTCAATTTTACTCATCGAAGGCCTCCTATTTCTTCCATTCATCGTTAGCAGCTTTTACGGCTGCTTCGATAAAGGTATTCATTTCGTCGTCGCTCAAATAAATATTGTGCGTTGCTAGTGCCTCGATAAGACTTACTTTTGCATGTTCTAGCTTGTCTTTCCCGTGGATATCAAGCACCCCGGCCACTTGCTCGGTTGCGTTGACGGCGTTCTTCGCCAAAATTTCGACCACTTGGACGGCTTTCTTGCCACCGCGGATCAGCAAGTAATCTTTCAAGGCCTTAACTACGACCCCAGTCAAAACGACAAAGATACTCATTGCGGACGTTGTGATAATATTAGTAATTTGATCCATTTTATTTTTCCTCTCTAATTTCAAGATCTAAAAATCGCTCGAATAGCACTCCTATAGCACCATTCCCCCCAAGCTCAACATAGCTCTCGTATAGCTTCGAAATTTCTTCGATCTCGTGTTGGTTTGTGTAGCCCTTTTTCAAGGCATTTTTTAAATTCTCTTGCAATCGAAAACGCTGAATACGTTGAAGCCCTTTTCCGATGATCGTCAAGTTTTTATTGTTATCTTTCCCGATGTCCTCGACCGTTTGGACTGACTTCTCGAGGCTATCTATTTTATTCGATAGCCCCTCAAGACGTTTGTCAGCCTCTTTGGTGCTTTTTGTACTTTTAAAGGAAAAATAGCTTGGAATGATGACGACCAGAACGGGAGTCAACTTGTCAACTAGTGCCAATAGGTCCAATTCCATCACCCCCTTTTAGTAAAAGTGATGGTTATTGTACCGGTTGAGTCTCAAGATCGCCCGTTGCTTTTGGTTGTTTAGGCTCGGTCCACTTCCAAACAGCAAGGACGCCGTTTTGTGATGGAGTGCCTTCCAAGTCCTTCACGCTCTCGTTGTTGTAAGTAAAGCTATTGTTGACTTGTACGAGTACGCGACGGCCTTCTCCGAATTTTGGCGAATATGCCGGGTCTTCGATTGTAAAGATATCGTATGGCTTGTATTCCTTGCCTTCTTTCGCAAGATCGATCAATTCAAGCCCTCGAGCGTAAAGTGTCGGATCGAGTGGATTCTCGGTATTTGTTACCGCTACAAGCACTGCCCAGTCAGCGACTGCTTTCGCTTCTGCAATCTTGACGTCTTTATTCGCCAACTTCTTGTCGTTCTCTTCCGCTTGTGTGTGCAAGTCCTCTTGTAACTTCTTGACACCATCAGCCGGATTGAATTCTGTCGCAACTTGTCCAAGGACTGCTTGGATCAATGCCTCGTCTGATTCGTCGTATCGATCCCCAATAAGAACGCGATCGAATGCGGTATATGGTGACTCTTGACGGATTGCGACAAAAGTCCGGTTGTTGTCGTGATACTTATTTACTACTTTAAATGTCATATAGATTATTCTCCCTTGTTTTTGTTTGCTACTTCATCAAATAGCTCTTTTAGTGCCTCGTCTGCCTCGAGGGTTTGGCTTACTTCATTTAGTCGTGCTTGTGCTTGCTCAAGCTGTGCTTGCGTCTCTGCAAGTTTCTCTTGCGCCTCTTCGTATAAGACCTTGTAATTTGTAGCCTCTACGATTGAGTTTGCGAGTTTCTGCGCAATCTCGTTTACAATTTTATCTACTGTGTTCATGGTGTCACCTTTCTATTATCAGTTAAATCGATATCGGGTATCGACCGGGCGCTCCGAGATTGTTTCGTTTAAACCAGTTTTCTATACCAATAAAATTTTCATTTATTAGATTAAACAATTGTGCTAAAGTTACGCCGGGAGCGTTCCTTGAAATTGAGTTTTTAACAATATATACGTCCCCGATAAGCACTACCGAACGGTGTCCGGGTTGGTTAAAGATTTTAATGCCCGTGAAATTAGCGTCTGGATCCATTTCGCCTCTATCATTCACTCCGAAAGCAAATGCGCCATAGTTAGTTCCGCTCGATACCGTCGGGGATAAGAAGGCCTTTCGTCCACCGGAATTAAATTCTAGTGAATTTTGCGAGGATTTAAACTCAATTCTAGCTGTACCGTTATAAGTCGTTACATTCGAATTCAAGTTAATTACAGTATTGCCGTTATTCCCGCGAATGATCCCGCCTTCAAACGTTAAACCTTTAAACGTTCCCGATGTAATGCTTTTAGCGTTTAGATTGATTAGGTTTATTTCGCGGGCGTCGATTGTCCCAGCGGTTAATTTATTAGCGGATACCTTCTCGATCATGCCATCCTTAATTACAGCATTATCAATAACGGTCTGCCCTGTGATATGCGTTAGCCGTCCATCTATTCGGTTTGTGCCATTCGCAAGCAAGTTGATTGAGTTGAGCACGTCGCCGTTGCTGTTTAGGTTTCTGACTGACCAAGAGCCAGCAAGCTGTGTGACTTGCGTCCGTACTGCTTCGACAGACTCTGTACTATCTTCTGGACTCGGTTGCCATAAACGATCACTGGAGCCTTCGTAAAAGTCCAACTCGGTCATAAATAGGCCAGACCATCCCGAAGGATTGCCTTGATAATTAAATAGCAAATACCCTTCATCAAACATTCCTGTGTTAAAGCTAAATGACTTTTTGACAGCTCTATCTGAGTTAAAAGCCGGCGATCCAGTTTTATCAAAGATTGTCTGCATTTCGTCAAAGTCATTCGTAGAGCCTTTTCTTCGTTTGCAAAAAATGATCTTAAAGCGTGACGTGTTAGCGTCAAAAGCCGTCAAATTAAGCATATAATTTGTATTTTGCTTAATGATGAAGCGTGGGCTGTGGACAAAAGATCCGTTTGAGAGCAAAAACATTCGTTTTTGTCCGTTCAAATAAAATTGATGACTTGTAAAACTAAGTCGTCCGTTTGCTTCGGTCCAATAATTCAAGCCATCATCTGCCCTACTATTTCGAAGCATATTCGGGCCGCCAGACGTGGCATACTTCCCAACTTCTGTCTGGAATATCTCGCTAGACATAACCAAACGTGATAGTTTGTCTGGAGCGTCTGTTTCGGACGTACCGATGATACGTTCATAGAGTTTGGTCGTTTCAGTTAGCTTCTGGAATTCTACGGTTTGTCTTGAGATTTTAATTTGGTGGTCTTGCGACTGTTGTGTTAAATAATTCAAATCAGCACTTGCGCTACCTTTAAAATCGTCAAAAGTCTTTTTCGGCACAAAATCAGTCTTGACATTCTGCAAGATTTTGTTATAGATAACCCCGCTCTCTGTCTGGTTGAGCGTTTCCGTGACTTTCTGGTTTAAGTCTTGACTTGATAAAATCTGTTGCTTGATCTGGTCTGATAATTTGGTCGTGTCGGGAAGCGTACCGGCTTTTTTCAAGGCTTCGTCTGCTTTTTGGTTAGCTTGTGCGATGGCCTTGTCGGTCGAGGCCTTGGAATCCTCAAGCATTTTTTTGAACTTGGAACTGTCGAATTTTAGATGTTTGAGCTCCCACTCCGAACCGTTCCAAAAGTACAGCTCTGTTTCTTCGCCCACGGTCAGATATAACAGATCCCCACGATGGAGTGTGCCCCGTGGTTGATCCCGAGGCTTCTCCGCTCCGTAATAAGTCGTGGTCTTGCCATCAGCACTAACGAGGGCCTGTGTGGCAATAGCAAGGGCGCTTTCTGCGTATTCCTTACTTTGGCCCACGCTTCGCATGATTGAGCCTTCGGACGATATAGCCTTCTGGACTGTGCCGATGTCGTTACAAGTAACTTTATGGGACAATAGCCGGCCCGTTACGTCATAATGGCTCTCATAAGACACGATACGGATCTTCTCACGGAATCCGATCGTCTCGTTAATAGCCATGATATAGTCACCCGCTCGAGGCTGTGTGTACTTGTAACCGGCCCGTGTCAAGTCTTCCATTTCGAGTTGAACTGAAATAGAATATGAGTTGTCCACGTCGTGCTTGATACGCTCTAATAACTTCCCGGTATCTTTGTATCGCTCGTCGCTGATCGGCTCGCCTTCGATACGGCCATAAACTCGAGCAAGCGGGCTTTCGTATTCTGTTTCATACCGTCCCGCGTCGTGATTTTCTTCGTTCTTCCACGCTCCGAAGCCCTTTTTGTAAGTGATAAACGCTCCGATATTCTTCTCGAGTGTGAGCTCGTTCATGTTGAAATTCTTTCGGACGACTGTCGAGAGATCCGTTCCGACTTTCTTCACGATCCGGACGACTTTCCCAGTCACCGAGAATTCAAGCCCCGCTGCCTTGATAATGTCTTTAAACATAGACAGGCGTTTCGCGTTCCCGAAATTTTCTTTCCGGATGGCTTTCGCTTCCGCTTCGATGACGTACCGATAACCGCTATTTTTGAAAATAGCCTCAATATAGACTTCGAAGCGATTCGAGCCGTTGAAAACTTCATAGCAATTGGAATGATCGAAATCATAAAAGAATTGATGAACTGCGTCGAACGATACGGACAAGCTCCGGCCCTCGTCTTTGGGCTTCGCATAAATGATCTTGTACGTTTCGCCGTCCCATTCAAACGACCATCCACGATCAACCCTTGATAATACTTTATCGTTTGAAAGGATGGTCCCGGACACGGAACGCTCGCCGTTTACCGCGTTTTTAGTGGTGAATTCAACTTGCGCCCCGTACCCGTTGCCCTTTTCATCATAAAAAGTAAGCATTTTTCCTCCTTCCTACTTGTATAATTCCTTGAATCCGAGGATCTTGATCGTGCCTCTAAAATTCGTAAACCAAGGTATTTTTTTGTTGATTTTCGGACGAATCACGAAATATTCGAAATTGGTCCGGTTGTTGACGTTCGTTTCATTCGTCCCGGACACTAGCACCGTTTCAATTCCACGCAAGAGTAACTTCTGCCCGGACCGAATCGGCGTTTCTGCGTGTCGATAAGTGAACCGACGGCTGTCAATCTCAACGAAAAAGTCGGTATTGTCAGCGCTCGCCGTCAATTCGACGACAAACGGGACTTCGAGTTGGCTCAACTGTGCCGTGCCCGCATAATCAAACGTATTCGTTGAGAGCACGATATCCTTCGGTACTGTCTCACCAAAAGGAAGCTCCACCGTGACGAACGAGAACGAAATATTATATTTCAATCCCGCGGATGACTTACCAACGAATTCATAGCTGATCCGCTCGTTTCCGGCCACTTTGTAGCGATAGCGCCACGGCTTATGTGGAATACTTGCGATCTCAAGCTCTCCCGTTGTTTGGCCCGCTGTCTCGAATTCGTATAATTCGTTACGTTGCGGGTACATTTTGGTAATGTAAAAGCTATCCTCTCCCAAGATATAGCGAGTCAATTCATCCTTTTTATCAAAAAAGGCTTCCATCGTTGGGACGGAAAGCCTCGCTCTTACTTCAATAACTTTTTCGTTATATGTTAGGCCGTCAAAGATCCGGCCATTGCGCCCCTTAACGGTACGCGTTGAAATATCCACGGACGGGGACGAATCATCGACCGCGATATTATAAAGGCCAAGCTCGGAAAGTTTCCGACTTTGGCCGTCTTTTTCAATCAATAAGTCCATGTTTCACCCCTTACGCGAAATATTCATCTAACGCCTTTTTGCGGGCGTCTTTTTCTTTTACCGTTGTATAGATCTTGTCACCGACGATCTCGTTATGTACCTCGAATTTTTGATCCGCGAGTTGTGAGTTTTTCACTTCGTCGCTCAAGTCTTCGAGTGAAGAACGAACGCCCGAGCTTGTCACGCTCGCGCTTGTCGTCATTGTGCTGTTTGTTTGATAGTCTTGTTCCGTGATTGCTTGGGCATACTGACGAGCCATGTCGTCAATATCTGATACCCAACCTTTCATCCCAAGATACATACCTTCGCCCGTGAATTCACCGATTTTCTTCATCACTCGTGATGGTGAGTGGACGTCAAGAGCGGAACGCATGATCGACGCGATATTGGAAGCAATACTAAAGGCCAAGGCGTAGAGCGATCCGGCTGTGGAAGCAAGACCATTATACAAGCCATAGCCGGCGTTGACACCGACCGACGAAAGCGATCCGGCCAACTGACTAAATGTTGAAACAATGCTCGATCCGGCCGATTGTGCAAGGCTCACGGCCTTATTGAGACCGGAGCTCATAGATGACACGACCGCGTTCATTCCTTGTTTTGCAGCGTCCGACACGCCTTTAAACGATTGAGTAAAGGCTGTCACTAATTGCTTGCCGGCTTGAGACGTCGCTTGCGAAATCTTCGTAAGCCCGGCTTGTACTGCTTGGGCTGTCGCGTTCATCGATTCCGTGACGGTCGTCTTCATCTGGTTATAATTCGTGGTGACGGTTTGCGACAATTGCGAGCTTGATTGTTGCGCTTGTTGTGTCACTTTGGCAAAGTCAGCTTGTGCATTATTCGCCATCGTATTTGTAGCCGTCGTCGCCCCCGCTTGCATTTGTTGGAAGTTGCTTACCACTCCCGAATTCGCAAGTTGGGCGTTTGTATTAGCTGCGGTATTTACGCCCGCTGTGCTCGCGTTCGCGTTATTAAGGAGTTGATCCATCTGATAACTTGCGTTCGCGTTTAACTCGCTGATATTACTTACTACGCCGGTATTCATCTGTCCGGTTTGAGTCGTCGCGTTCGCGTTCATTTGGGCGAACGACGTATCGGTATTCATGGCGAGTTGTTGCATGTTCATTGTGCCGTCAGCGTTCATCATACCGAAATTCGTTGACACGCCTTGCTGCATAGTCGTTGTTGTTGTCATCGTACTATTCGCAAGATTCATCATATTATTCGATACGTCCGCGGTCATCGTATTCGTTGACGTGCTGACGTTCGCTTGCATTTGCTGATAATTCGTGCTGACGTTAGTATTCGCGGTCGTTGCGTCCGAGCTGACTTTCGCGGTCGTTTCCGAACTCTTGTTCGAAATATGATCCGCTGTTGCTCCGATCGTTGCTTCGACCTTTGCTCCGCCTTCTTCGGACTTGCCGGAGATCCAATCCCAGATCCCACCGAAGAAGTTACCCACAGCGTCCGCGACACCTTTCAGTGCGTTAGGGATAAAGTTAAGCAATGCTCCACCAAAACCTTTGATGATATCCCATGCAGCACCTATGATATTAGGAATACCAGCAATCAATGACGTTGCGAGTTGGACAATCAATTGCAAGCCGGCCATGGCTAGTTGAGGCAAGGCTTGAGCAAGTCCCATGATAAGCTGACCGATAATCTGCATACCAGATTGTGCGATCTGTGGTAAGGCATTGATAAGCCCTTGGACGAGAGTCACGATCAACTGAATACCACCTTGCAAGATCATCGGCAAGTTTGAAAGAATCGTTTGAATGAATCCGACGATGACTTGCGTTGCGATTTGGATGATCGTCGGTAACGCTTGGACGATACCTTGGACGACATTCATCAAAATTTGAATACCTTGTTCAAGGATAGAAGGGAAGTTTGCTTGTAAGCTCGTGATGAAGTTTGTCGTGATCTGTTGTACTGTCGTGAGCAATTGTGGCATATTTTGGAGAATACCATTCGTCACGTTAACAAGCAATTCCATTCCGATTGAGAGCAATCGTGGCAAGGTTTGGAGCAAAGTATCAACAAATGATCCGATGACAGTTATTGCTGACGAAATAAGCGATCCCGCATTTTGGCCCACGCCTTGGACAAGACTTGCAATAAGCTGAATTCCCGCGTCAACAATGACTGGAAACATTGTCGCGAAGGCTTGCGCTAGTTTAGCGACTAGATCCGCACCAGAAGCGATAAGACTCGGTAATTGACTAGTAATGCCACTTACAAGATTTTGAATGATCTGTGGCCCTTTTGTCGTCACCGTTTGAAGTAACTGATCGATCTGTTTCCCAAATTGTTGGTTGATAAGACCAAGGCCGGCAAGGACAAGTCCCAAGATAGCAGCCGGACCGATTGAAGCAAGGGCAATTCCCATCACCGAAGCGATTCCACTTGTCATCATGCTTAAAATAGACATACCTTGCGAAGCAGCCCCACCAAGAACGCCCGGAATACCGGCAATTTTTCCTGTAAAACTAGTAATTAAGCCCCCGGCTGAACTAAACACACTTGACGCGATCGATCCGAGGCCCATTGTCTTGCTTGCAACAATTCCCATGATACCCGTCAGACTAGCCAAACCACGGACGGCCGGACCGAACGCAAACGCGCCCACTAGCCCCGTGACTACTGGTTTAACTTTTTCCATTGTGCCCTTAAATTTTTGAGCTTGTTCATCGGTCATTTTCGTACCGTTCAAAAGCTGATTGAGAGCCGGATTCAATGAGTTTAAAGCGTCTAAAAAGTTTTGAAGGCCTTGAGAGTTGGACAGCTTATCGACTAGCTTATCGATCCATTTGACGAGCGTCGTTAGAACCGGTAAGACTGCCGTCCCGATTTTAATCTGGAGCGTTTCCCACGATCCGCTCAAGGCTTCGACTGCCCCTTTTAAGTTGTTGAGCTTTTCGGCAGCAACTTGAGCAGCGCTCACTTTGTCGATGGCCTCTTGCATTTTATTCGCGCCATCCGCCCCCTCGTTCATCGCGATAGTTGCAGCACGAACCGCGTCCGTACCGAACATTGTCTTGAGGGCCATTTGTTTCTCGGCGTCAGTCAATCCCCCAAGTTTATCTTTCAAAACTTGAGAAATTTCTGCGAATGACTTGATCTTGCCTTCTGCCGTGAAGAATTGGTTTGAACCGTCTTCTGTGATGATTCCCAACTCGCGCATGAGATTCATTTGTTTCTCTGTTTGCGGTTGCAGATTCATCAGCATAGTTTTAAGTGACGTTCCGGCGTCTGAACCCTTGAGTCCGTTTTGAGCGAAGACTGCGAGGGCGTTTGTGGTATCACGGAATGATAAACCAAGCCCAGAAGCCACCGGAGCAACTGCAGAAAGACCATATTTCAGCTCGTGGACGTCCGTTGCTGACGCGTTAGCAGCTCCTGCGAGTTGGTTTGCTGCCTGTGTGGCCGTCATGCCATCACGACGGAAAGCGTTCAATGCTGTTGATGTAATTTCAGCAGCTTCTTTCAGATCAAGCTCGCCCGCGGTCGCAAGGTTAAGAGACGCGGTAAGACCACCGTTTAGGATATCTTGAGTAGAAACACCGGCTTTCGCAAGCTCGCCCACGGCGTCGGCTGCCTCTGCTGCTGAAAAGGCTGTCTCTGCCCCGGCTTTGATTGCTGCGTCGTTGAATTTCTTCATCGTGTCCGCGCTCTCACCAGTAACGGCCTTGATGTTACTCATTTTAGCCTCGAATTCAGCAGCTTTCGAGATTGTGCTCTTGATTGCTTGCTTTGCAAGATCAAATGCTTTATATGCAGCAGCCACTCCGAGAACTTGTTTCAGCAAGTTAGTTGACGCGCTCGCCGCTCTGTCTGTATGGCTCACGATACCCGTCAACGCTCCGACTGCCTTTTGTCCGGCCGTCTGGAACGCGTTCCCGAGCTTACCGCTTACGTTACTAGCGAGGTTGTTGACGGATGATAACACCCGCCCACCGAATGAATTCCGCACTCGATCCGCGAAGCTGTTGGCCTTGCTTGTCAAGTTGGAAAACATACTGGACCATGACGAGTTGATCGGGTTGAGAACTTTCTGCCCGAGGGCGCTTGTGATTCGTCCCGAGATCCCTTGAACCTTCGCTTCGAAGCTCGCAAGATAGCTCGAAATGCCGTCAAACGCTGTCTTATATGGTCCACTCATATTCTTCGCTGAATTCGCGAAGACTGTGCCGATAGAGTGTGCTTTTGAGCTGATCCGCTGTGCCATGGAATCGACACTATTCGCCAACTCCGAAAACGCGCTCTTTGGTGATTGTATAGCTTTCGAAATATCGAAGCTAAACGCTTTTTTTAACCCTGAATTAACTTTTGAACCGAAAGACGTGAGATCGCCTTTCATTGCACCGAATACGCTTCTTACTTCGTTAGATAAGCGAATAAAGCCTTTTCGAATCGGGTCGGGCAATTTCGCGCCGATATTTGAAGCGATACGTTGAAGCTCACCGATTGCGATTTTAACGCCACCGGTTAGGCCTTGGGCAATTTTCGAGCCCGATGATTGATTGCTTTTTGCGAGTCGATTCATCAGCTCGCCAACTTCACGGATCATCTGATTCGCGCTCTTTGACGCTGTTTGCGCTGCTGATTCGAACGCCTTCTTCGTCGAGTTTACGACTTCGGCCATCGCCTTATCGTATTCTGTCAGATCCGCACCAATTAGGGCCGTAATTGATCCATCGAATGCCATCGCTCCACCTCCTTTATATTATTTTCTGTTTTGGAAATGCTCGTTCAATCTCTCGATTTTCGCGATCAAGTCCTTTCTGTTTTCGATTTGTTTTTCTTTCTGTGGATCGAACAAACGTTTGATCTTGTCCCGATCTTTTTTCTTGCTTAACTTGCTGATCTCCGCTTTTTTCGCGTTGAGCGTATAGCGAAGATTGAAGGCGAGCTCGACAAGATTTTCTCGCTCTTCAATAGCGCGATAGTAAAGCCCTTCGCGTATCGCGTCGAGCTCTCTTTTCGTGCACGAATAGATTATCCTTGTGTCAGTCAATCCCAAGCGAGCACATTCGATTAAGACAACGCGTTCTTCATCCTTCCAATTTGTGCTTCCGTTTGCTCGATCTGGAATTGGGCTGTCGCTTGGTCTTCCGCTGTCTCGGACTTCGCTTTCAAGTATTTCAAGGCCAACTCGAGCTTCTCGATATACTTCAAAACTTTTTCCTTGAAAAAACCTGAATCCACCATTTCTTCTTCGATAGCTTTAAAAATCGGCTCGGTATTCGTAGCGTCCATTTCTTCCAACTTGAGAGAGATCGCGCTTAATGCTTCCTCGTCTGATACAGCTTTCGCTTTCTTGCTAGCGCATAGCTTGATAAGATCCACTAGAGCAGAATCGTTACGCTCAACAACGCGAAGGAATAGAGCGCCCACGCCGTCTTCATTTGGTTTGCCGTTATCGTCCCGAGTAGAAAGCTCTTTATTGACTTTAAACATAAGCATATAATCAAACTTGATCTCGATTGCACGGTTTCCGACTGTAAATTCCATTTG